TAATGAAATAATTGTATTTGGAAAATATGTAAAATGTATAACGAGTGTAAGAAAATGAATAAATCAAAGAAAATAATAGTATTCGATACTGAAACTACAGGTTTTGATGACGACGACAGAGTAATTCAAATTGGTTCAATAATGTTATCAAAAGGAAGAACTTATACATCAGAAGATTTTGTAAAAACAGATAGAATAATATCTATTGGCTCAATGACAGCACATGGAATAAGAAAATTACCAGCTTACACAAAAAATTTATCGAGAACAAAAACGATAAAAAGGCTTAATTCATTAGAAGAAAATGATATAGTGATAGGTCACAATGTAGATTTTGATTTAAATATGATAGGAAGAGTTCTGCACAATTCTAAATTCAAAATTGTAGATACAATGTATATCGCAGAATTTCTAAAAAAGAAAAATTGCTTTGAAGAAGAAGATAAAATAAACCTACAATATCTTAGATACAAATTGATAGACGAAGAATATGAAAAAAAAATAATAAAAAAATATAAACCAATCGGTGGAGCACACTCAGCACTATTCGATTCATTAGTAACAAGAGAAATATTAGATACTTTTATAGAAGCGTTAAAAATTCTAGGATACAATAATCCATGGGAAAAGGCAATAGAACTATATGAAAACAGATTTTCACCAGAAACAGTTATATTCACTTTTGGAAAATATAAAGATAGAACAGTAAGAGAAGTATTCAATATTGACATGAGCTATCTAGAATGGTTTCATAACAATGTAGACGGCAGAGAACGGGAAAAGAAAGCAATTGAAATCCTAGACAAAGAATTTAAAGAAAACCAAGGAAAATAAAGATGAACAGAAGAGCAATAATGATTAGTACATTAGCAGCAGCAGCAATGGCAACAGCAGGACACGCAATGGATACATTTAGACCAGTAATGGAAAAAAAATATACAAAACCAACAGGTCAGCAAAGACTTATGCATGCAATTATGCTAACAAAAGTAGCTTACCATAACACAACAAAAGGCAAAAGAATTCCTAAAGCACCGACAAACAGACAAAGAATGAAAATCATTAACACAATTTTAAGAAAACGTGCAGCATAATGTATATAACTATAATCACAGCAAAATCAAAAGTGAAGAGAAAAATCTTAAACTTTCAAATTGCAGGTGAAGAAATTCATGTAAATTATAAAATTGGAAATACAAAAATAGAAAAAATGACAGGGACAATAGTAAGTACTACATCAAAAGCAGTGGTGCAATCAGATATTGTTAAGCTAAGAAGTAGCAAATCAGTAACAATCGCAAAAGACAGCAAAGTGATATATTCATACGAAAAAATAGAAGAGGTAAAGTAATGAACACAGTAAGAGACGCAAAACTAGAAAGAATACCAGGACCAAAACTACATACAGCAAAAAGACCATACGATAGAGCAATAACCCAAAAAGCTGCAAAAGCTTTTAAAGAAAGAGAGGAAGCATGCCAACAAGCAAAACATCTAAAGTAGAAGAATTAGTAATTATGCTCGCACAATCAACAGAAGTAGACTCTGGTGACTATGGACGAGTACTAAATAAAGGAGTTGTATTTTTTAATGTACGTGGAGCAGTAAGAAAATTACGTTCAATGGGCTATAAGATTACAATCAAATATACATCATCAGCAGATTGGATGGTTCGCTCAAAAGAAACTAAAGAAGTTTTCAAGCAAGCGTTAGAAACAATTCAAGAATTAAAACTTAAGAAATAGGAAAAGCAATGACAAAAAATATCATAGTGTTATTAAAACTTTTAGAACACGGAGAAGTTTCAACTAATGACTTTGCAGGAATCGAAAAAGGAAATATAAGACATCTGCCAAGAATTATTAATGATGCGAGAAAACATGTTGATATATATTCAGAAGAAATAAGAGATGCAACAACAACAGAAATTCTGGGTATGAAATACATACTAATGAATGATGAAAAAAAATGGCTAATGGGACTAATCCATAGAAAAGCAGATACACAACTAGAGAAGAAACAAATAGGAGCACTAGAACATTCATACTTAAAAAGAAGGCTAAAAAATGAAAGTAGAAAGTAAATTTGCAAAACTATTAGTATTGGACTTACAGAAAAGAGGTGCACTACAAGGAAAAACAAATGGTAATGTAGAAAAACTTTCACAAGTAATTGACAATAGGATACCAAAATCAATGAGAATCCAAGTAGCACTCTATGGCATTACAGCACTGATCAATAATTTTAATCTAAAAGGAGCGCTATCAGAAGATGACGTGTTTCCAGTTGCAACAATATATTTTATTTTAGCACATTGAGGCGCAAAAAAAACATCATCAGTCAGAAACATTGAAAAAGCCTTAGGTGGTGGTTATAAAATAATCAACGACTTGAGAGAACAAATCAAAGAAGGAAAAGAAAAAACTATTGGCGAAGAACTACCACCACTTGAAAAAATACATATATCTCCATCAACGGTAACAGGACTAGTAAGACTAGTTAACGCATTCAAAAATGAAGGTGTAGGTATTCCAACTTTGTTTGCAGATGAAATTGCAACAGAATTAGATATCAATCCAGACATTATAACAAACATTCAACTTGTAGCACAACTCTATGATGCAGGAAACTTTGATCCAAAAATACTCAAAGATAAAAAACAACAATCAGATGCAATAACAGGAATGGCTATGGCTGCAATGTTTATGGGGAGTGAACATCAACTATTAGAAGACAGAGATATTCTTAAGAAATTTCTAGATGAATTTATGTCTAAACTTGCAAGACGTTCATTCTTTTGCTACCCAGCATTTGACCTAAAACCAGCAAAAAACAAAGACACGGTGGAATATCTACTAGAAAAAAAACGTTTAAAAAAAGAACGAGAAGCACTTGCAAAAATATGCTCAAAATATTCAGAAGAAGCCATTGATTTTATATACTCACAAGATATTGCAACATTAAAATTCACAGATGAAGCAGTAACAATGGTAGACTTATATGAGGGACTATGCGAACAACGAGCGCTAGAATGTTCAGACGCGATGGTAGGACTTGAAATGACTCATAGACACTGGAAAATGACAAAATTATCAGTAGCTTTAGCCGCATTTGATAAAAAAAGAGTAGTGGACGAAATGTCAGTAGCAGAAGCTATTACCTATGCAGAATCAACAGATGGAGATATTGAAAAGTTTCTATACAAATCATCAAGAGAACCACACGAAATAATTACAGACCACTTTATTGAAAAAGCATCACCAATGAGTTTCCATGAATTAGTGAAAGGTGGATTAATCAAAAAAGTAGACGAAATAAATGATTTAGTTGTGTTAGCAAATGCATCAGGAACGTTTAAAGGGAAAATTGAAGTAAGAGGTTCAGAAATAGTAGGAACAGTGTTCTCAAGTTCAGAACTAACAAACGTATCATACTGCGCAACACCAAGTTTTGATAAATTATATAATCACAATTTGGAAGCTTATCCAGACTTATCAGAAAAAGAATGTAGAAAGAAAGCAAAAGAAACAATAGCAAATCATTGTGCAAGTGCAAAAATAGAAAGCTATGAGTATGACTTCGAAGATTGCGGAAATCTACTGAAACTAGATTTGGCTTTCTCAGTAACACACTTTGCAAATAATAAAAGATCATCAGCAAATATTACAGGAGTAACAAATTTAATTTGTCTAGATATTGACCAAACAGATATACCAATAAATGAAATACCTTCAGTACTTGGAGATTACAGATTTCACGTAGCACGAACATCAGATGAAAACAATCCACTAAAATATAGAATCCTAATGAAATCAGATATAGATATTGATATCAAAACTCCAGACTATAAAAACTTATTATTAAATATAGGAGAACTATTAGGCATAAAGCCGGACAGATTTGGTAGAGACCAACTCATTTATGGTTACGGAGATAGAGAAGTAATCTCAAGTCTAGAAGGAAAAGACCTTGAAGTGTCACAACTTATTCAAAAAAGTGTAGAGCTTCCAAAAGAATTCAAGAGTGGGAAAAAAACACAAAAACAACTCGAAGGAATTTATGAGAACAGAAGAACTTTCTTTCACTATGCATATGACATTGCAAGAGGCGGGAATGAAATTCATAACAAATTATATATGCTCTTTAGACACCTAAGCAATGTAGGTTTTAATTATCAAATGAATGAAGAAATATTCAATGAAGCCGTAGCAACATGTGATAATACTAAAGCAGGATTCATTACAGACATAACACGACAACGTAAAAGACTTTACGGAAAGGATTAGAAATAAAATTAACACCACAAACAAGAGTGCCGGAAACAATTGTAGATTGCGACAGCTACTTCGACACGCACATAAGCTTCAATCCTTTTGACTCACCAAAAAGAATAGCAGAACAAGTTTACATAAATATACTACATGATATAAAAAATTCTTTTGGTGGTCACTTTTATATGACAATAACACCATTAAAAACTTTCAGAAACGATATATATCCAAACTATAAAGCAAAACGAAAACCACGGTCAGAATTAAAAAGCAATGCACTATACGAACTAATGACAATTCATGAAGACAAAGTGATTTGGCACGAAGATTTCGAGGCAGACGATATTACTGTATACTTTATGAGAAGAGGCTCAAAATTCTTAGCGATAGATAAAGACATAACAGGAGTTGCAATTACCAAAGGTTTCAATTACTCAAAAAAGAAAATGATACAACCTAAAACAATAATGGAAGCAGAAGCTTTCACAGTATTTCAATCAATGATGGGTGACAGCACTGATGGTATTCCAGGAGCAAAAGACATTGGAAAAAGCAAGGCACAAACAAAAATTAAAGACGGAATAGATGTTTTCGAATGGGTACAACTATTTGGAACAATCGAGCAAGCAGAATTAATGATGCAACTCGTAAGAATGGACCAGATAGATGACAACTGTAACTTAAAACTATGGAAAATCGAAGACTGGAAATTACAATAACAAAGGAAAAGCAAATGGAAAAAAAAAGAAACGTATGTTTAATTTTCAATCCAAAAGTAAGTAAAGAAAGACTAGTTGTAGATAACCCACAATTAGCATCAGCATATATAATCGAACCGAATGAAAATGATATCGGAGATGAATCAGTAGACTTACAAGGCAAAAAAAGTATTCAAGTATTCATTGAAAGTGCTGAAATGAGTATGAGAGGATTTGGTAGATAATATGAATCAATCACAAATGTTTGAAGAAAAAGGCATTTGCCCGGTCTTACTATATGGTATAACAGGAACAGGAAAATCATCATCAATCGGAGAAATAGTTGATGAGGATACAGGTAAAATAGTATCACTAGGACTGCCACCAAAACAAACACTAATTATAAATCCAGAACAACAACCACTACCAATTAACAACTTCCATGAATTTAACAATGTATATGTAGACTCTTTTCGAGGAATCATAACACTATTGAATTTAATAATTCAAGTACACGAATCAACTGATGAGGAAATTGCAGAAAAAGAAGACGTTGTAGTAGAAGGACTTAGACTAGGAGACATCAAGCAACTAGAATTCCTAGTTTTCGATTCACTTACATCAGCATCAGAAATCATTGAAACATACTCAAGACTAAAATTTACAGGATGGGATGTATGGGCAGACTATAACATTAAAATAACAGAAGTATTGTCACTGATGAAGAAAATTCCAATTCAATCATTCTTTACTGGTATTCCAGAAGTGAATAAGGACGATCCAAACTTTAAGAAATTCTTCAAAGTAAAAGGAAACGATAGACGTTGGGGAGGAATTGAAAAAGAATTTGTAGTTGTATTATCAACACATCCATTATATAATGATGTTGGAGAAGCAACAAACATATTACTTCAATACAAATCAAATAAATTTAATACAGCAAAATCACCAGGACGAATGTTCAGACCAGGAATGACAAATGACTTATTTTACGTAGCAAATTCGATTAGAAGATTTTATAGAAAGCCATTATATCACGATTCAAGAAGACCAGAAAGTGAACAAGAATGGACTGGAATCAAGTAGCAGAACAAAATCGTAATGGTTTTCAGCATGCAATAATAGAAATGGCAGGAAATGTAAATAATGCTAAAGCATTCATAGACGAACTTAAATTCTTTAAATTTGATTTATCAAACAATATGATACTTTACGCAATTATGCAAGAACCATCAATATTAACAAATCTGTTTACAATATATCAATCAGGTGTTCCCAAAAGAATACAAACACACATACAAATAATTAAAGAAAAACAAAGCACAGTCAAAACAACAGAAGATATACAAATGAATTTTGTAGCCTTGGTGGGAGGTCGTGAACTGGCTTTAGATTTTTTAAAAGAACTAAAACAATTAGGTTTAGACCTAACTGAAGAAAATAAACTATCACTTATGCATAAGGAAGTTGAATCATTCAGATTATTGTCTATTTATTACGGGTTGGGATTTATCTCAAAAATCATCAACACACAACAAGCAATTGAGAATATACTCAAGAAGGAAAAAATAATATGAGCACACAACCAAAAGAAACAATCAGAGAACGTATCGCAAGACAAATGGCAGAAGAAGATGCAAAAGTAGAAGTACGTAAAGCAGAAAATGCAAAGAAACTTGAAGAAGCAGATGACAAAACTGTAGCAAAATACGTAAAACTTGCAGCGAAAGCAAACAAAAAAGCAGAACAATATGCAGATGCAGTAGCAAAAGTTGCAAGTATTGCAGCAGACTACGATACAGTAGTAATTGAAGTAATGCAATATCAAGCAGAAGTAGTAGAAATTGGAAGAGAAAATGAACTTGTTCATGTTCAACAAATCCATGACGCTGCAGAAGACATTGCAGAAGATACAACAGAAGACTAATAAAACATTAGAGGTGCTCAATAAGAGCTAACAACACTAAATAAAAAAAAAGAGAGAAAATAATACATGTTCAACTTTGAATTAGACACATCAGCAGCACTAGAAAACAACTTCGGCGGAAAAGGTTTCAAAACAGGAACCACAAAAGCAAAAATCCTAAACGTATTCCCAGTACAAGCATCAGGTAAAAACGATGTAGTAGACATCGAAATCGAAAATAAGCAAGGAGGAAGAGCTTTTATCTTCGGACTCAAAGTTGCAAAAGAAACACTACTTGGTAAGAAAAACTATGACTATGCTAAGTTCATGGAATTTGCAACAATTGCAGGAATTAGAACAGGCGCAGAAGGCATCGGGGAAAGAAAAGTTAACAACGTAATGGTACAAGTACCAACATTTGCAGAAGCAAAAGGTAAAACGATCAATGTTACACTGCAACAAACCTTCGGAGTAAATAACAGAACCAATAAAGAAACTATCATGTGGTCACTCGTTAAAACATTTACAGCAGAGGGCCTTTCAGCAAAAGAAGCACAAGAAAATCTTCCTGCAGCAGAGATGAATGCATTCGTAGCTAAAGATTACTACACTAAAGAGTGGGTAACGGCAAATGAAGACGGAACACTTATCAAAGATACAGGTCGTGGATCAGATACACCAGCGACAGGTACTGATGCAGCACCAGCTCAAGCAGAAGCACAAACAACAGGAAAACTTTTTTAACAGAAAGTATTTTTATCTTGCCCACCAATCAAATGAGGGGCAAGGGTAAGAATATAACAAGGAAAAGCAATGACAACAACAACAAGAGAATTAGAAGATAAACTAAAAAAAATACTAAAGCTACAATCAAGAGAAGAAGTGAGTATGGCACTATTTGAAGAACTTAGTGAAAAAGCAACAAAATATAAAGAAATGATAGAATTCCTAAAAGACGATGATGTAGATACATACCTAAAAGTAGAAGAAAAAGAATTAGACGAACAACTACTAAAAGAGCATACCGGACAAAAATAATGAAAGAATCAGTAGCAATAGATTTAGTAGCAACAAAAATTAAATTATACAAAGGCTCAAATTGTCAAAAACATGTAGATGAAATTAATAATTTATGGTACGATTTAAAAAGAGATATTACTGACTGGGATACTACAAACGAAAGAATAGCCAACCAAAAACAAAAACAATTAAATGCAAAAAACAGAATAAAAATAACAATAGATGACTATGAAGAGTACAATGGACTAAAATCATCAAATTACTCAGAAGAAAATTGGGAAAGATTAAAACAGGACAAACCATTAAAACTCTTAACAATATTTATGCCAAAAAGACTAAATGCTAGAAACTCAATAGAGCTATGGGACAGAAAAATATACATAGCAAAAAAAACAGCAGACTTCATGGAATCAAAACTATTTCACGCATATGATTTAGAAACAGGAATATACCTAGCCGCACATAAAGATAAAACAAAACTAATAGCATTTTGCAAAGATAAAATATTAAAACAAGAAGAGGAAATAGACGATGCAAGATAAAAGCAAAGAAGTAATGATTGAAGAAGTAACAGAAATACTCAGCCAAATAAAAGAGTACTACAGAATAGAAGATGATAGATTCATCAGAGGATATATCTTTGCAAGGGGAATACTTGATGGACTAACAGTAAATTCAGCATACTCAGAGGCATTCGAAGTATCAATGCATATGGCAAAAGGATTATCTTCTCAACTATACAGAACCAAATGGATACAAGCAATAATCTCAGAACTTGAAGTTGACGTAGAAGTAAGAGATAGAGATTACATACAAGAAGCAAAAGAAACACTATCAGCAGTTATGGCAGAATCAAAAGATGAAAAAAACTTAGTTGCAGCCGCAAGAGCTATGGGTTCAATAGTCAAAGACACAAGAAGACCTGACAAAACAGAAGAAAAAGAAAACGGTTCAAAACTAGAAGAAATGTTAAAATATCTCAAAGATGCATCACAGAAAGGACAATTGATTTCAGCAGAAAAAGGAGTAATTGACGTAGTGATGATAGATGAATAAATATGAATATGAGGATTACTCAGAAGCAGAAAAAGCATACATAGAAGAAGAAAATGTAGAACGCTTTGAAGATCTAACAGAAGAATCAATAAGAAAAGAAGATGCAGAAGTAATTTGGGGACAAGAAGAATTCGACGCTAAAGCAAGAGGTGAAGAGATTATCGATGTTTCAGAAGTAACTAAAACATCAACTCCACTACTCAAAGAATTTTCAAAAAGAATTACAGATTTTGCAAAAGACAGTAATTTCTTTTATCCAGATTATCATAAACCATACCAACCAATGGCGCCAAGCCTTGAACACTTCTCATGGGTAAGTATGTTTATGGGAGACTATCCAGTAGCAACACCAAAGATGCATTATCAGATTATAGACTTATTATCAGATGACAATGTAGAAGAAACAGGAATTGAAATTCACCGTGAAGGTGCCAAGACAACAGTAGTAACAGAACAAACTACAATGAGAGCTCTCCAATCGGGGAGCTTTTTAGGTTACGGAGAAGTAACAAATATTATTATATTCTCAGCAACACGTTCAATGGTTGTGGATATATTTAAAAACATAAAAGCCGCAAGAGATAACTCGGACAAGCTATATGAAACATTACCGCTAGGAAGAACCAGAGACAATAAAGTATTAGCAGATAAAGAAAATGAAATATGCATTAAGTCAGCCGCAGGACATAACGTTTATGTTCAAGCACGTTCAGCAGGCGAATCAATGAGGGGAACGAGAAGAGAAGGAGTAAGACCTCAAGTTATTATTTTTGATGATATTCTAGGAGACGACCAAAAGACATCTGAAGAGGCAAGGAATAAAACGAAAATCTGGAAAGCAGGAGTTGTAATGCCTGCATGTAACTCATCAGTAATTAGAGTGACACCAGAAGGAACAGAAGTAAGAAGAAAAGTAATAACTGTAGGAACACCAATGGCAGATAATGATGCAGTACGTTCTGCATTAAAATCTAAATACAGTATAGGACTTTTTCTACCACTAGTGCAAAACTTCGGTACAAGAAGAGCAATATCTAATTGGAAGGGGTTACACCCACTACATGAAGTAAAAAGATTATATAACATGGCAATAGAATCTGGAACTCTACCAGAGTTCAACAGAGAAAGGTTATTAAAAGTGAGAGATGACAGCACAGCAATATTCAAAGACAAATATTTTAAATATTGGGACTATAAAAAACTTAAACAAAAATTTCCGCGAATGATTTGCTATACTACAATGGATATGGCAATCGCACAAAAAGATAGCAATGATAGAGTAGTGTTAATGACAATAGCAGTAGACCCCGCAGGAAGATGGTACAGATTAAAAACAGATGCAGGAAGAATGACACCAAGAAGAGTTATTGAAATTCTTTTCGAGCATATGATAACATATAGTTCAATGAAATTTAAAGCAGAAGCCGCCGCGCTACAACAAGTACTTGATTACTTCATAACAGAAGAACAAGAACGAAGAGGAATATATTTTCCAGTCGAAACATTAAAAAACAACTCAGTAAAATCAAAAGTAGCAAGAGTAATGGCACTAGAGCCTAGATTTGCATCAGGAAGAATTTTACTAAATCCACAAGAAAAAGAACATAATGAAGAATTAAAAAAACAATTAAAAGGGTTAACTCCATCAGGATTCACAACGAAACTAAAAGATGACGCCGATTGTTTAGCGAACTTCACAGACCCCGGGTTCATAGAAGAAAGCTTTGCACTAGAATTAGACACAGAATTTGATTTTATGAATAAAGAAGAAATTAGATTACCATATGGGTAAGAAAGGACAACGATGACAGTATTAACTTTTTTCAAAAAAGTAAAAAACAATATGTCAAATAGAGATGAAATGCTCATGAACCAACAATTCTTGGACAGAACTGAAGATGCGATAACACTAGTATTAGGAAGAACAACTTCACTAGCATTAATAACATTTGAGGAGGAAGGAAGAATTGCGAGGACAACAGCATTAGGCTTTAATGTGCTAAAGCATCCAGAAATAACAAACGACATAAACTCAGAAATTATACTAGAGGATTTACTCATAATTGCAGTAAAGAATAAAGTATGTGCGGAATATGAACCAATGATAGCAAAAAAATATATGTCAAACTTTTGGGAAGCACTAAATTCCCATCAATTAGCAATAAACTCATCAAGAGAAATTGAAGAGATAGGAAAGGAGATGCCACGTGCTTTTCCGTAGAACAAAAAATTGTAACAGAATAAGAGAGAAAGATTCAACAGCAAGAGCTATACTTAACCTAGGAAGAAGAACAGGAAAAGTAAGACCATACGTAATTCAGTCAAGACAAAATGAAAAATTAGTCATAGTAGATACAGACTTACTGGAAAGATTTATAGTATTTTGTTCGACACTAAATGAATATGGATTAACTGACATAGAACTTTCTATATTTATGGCAAAACTATCGACAGAAACAGAAACAAGAATGAGTGAAGAAGAAAGAGCACTAGTATTCAACAAATTATCAGAAGAAATATTAAAAATAGTAAATTATGAAGATACAACAGATAAGATAATAACAGAAGAGTATAGAGTAGACAGCCAGAAAAATGAAGAGGAAAATAATACATGCTACTAGATGAACAAGCAGAAGAATTCATACAACTACTAAGAGACGCCGCAAATATATCTGGAATATCAGATGAAGTGTTAGCGGCAGTAGAAGCAACAGCAATATTAGCCGCAGCAGCAGAACTAAGCAAAGAAGAAGCAGAAGCAGCTGCAAACGAAATAAGAGAATACATAATTCCAGAACAAGCCACGTATACAGCAGAAGCAATAGACGAAGGAAACATGACAATGCTTAATATGATTTTATCAAATAAAGCCAACATAGAAAATATAATTATAACAGGATTAAACTAATGACAGAACTAGAAAGAGCCGGCGTAAATGCCCATAATATTTTAAGCGGATTAGCAGACTTTAGCTTTGGAGAAGATGGAGATGTAACATTTGTAGAAAGACAAGAAGATGGAACGAATGAAGAACATATAGTAGCAAATATAGCTAAAATAGCAAGATTAGCAATAGAAGGCTCAGAAATAATTGAGTCAGGAAGCAATTCAAATGGAAATTACATAAAGTTCACAAACGGAGAACTTATCTGTATGGGAGAAAAAAATACAGCATCAACAGAAGGAGATGCAACATGGATTTACCCAATGACATTCACATCAATAAATTCAATGCAAGCAAATAGAATAGGAAGTTCGGCAAATTACTATGCGGTATTAAGCATAGGCTCACAAACATTATCATCTGTAGTTTTTAGAGCTAAAGATTTAACCGCAACATGGGCAGGAGATATGCCAGTATCATTCTTGGCAATAGGACGATGGGATTAATGAAAACTACAATAGCAATAATTACAGCACTAGCATTATTGCTAGGATGTAGCACAACAACATCTACAAAAACACAAACACCAATAGAGATAAGGCTAGAACGAGCAGGAATAAAAGTAATCATAGACTTAGATGCACTTACTGACTCAGACGATTTTGGAGCACTGCATACTGCATTAGCACTAATGAAAAACGGCGAATTGAACATTTTAGCAATAATGACATCAGGCAAAGATGCAACAGGAAGACGAGAACTAGCAATCAGAGCAGTACTTGAATATTGGGGATACGGAGATATACCAATTGGAACAAATGTGAGAGCAGGACAAAGAGAATCATTCACAAGAAGTGCAATACTAAATCCAAAACTTAACTATGCCTATGCAGGTGACAAGAAAGATATTTCAGAATTTAAAAATAATACTACTCCGACAGTAGATGCAATACAACTGTATTGCGATATATTATCAGCAACAACAGAAAAAGTATCTATTCCGGTATTAGGTAATCAATACAATATTAAAGATTTAATAATAGAGACTGAAAAATGCAATGGACTTGAACTAGTAAAAACAAAAGTTCAAGACATTATATTAGTAGGCGGAATGCCAACAAGTTATTGGGATATGAATTTTGGAGCACATAAGCCGTTCCATCAATATACTGCAGGAGTAAGTAGATTTGTAAATCAAATGACGCCAAAAGAAACACGATTGGTGCTAATGGATAATGCTGCTGGATACAACCTAAAAGTAGGTTCAGCATTCTTAGAATATAATATACAATCACCACAAGCATTCATGTATGCAGGACAATCAAACTATTTAACTGAAGGCGCACAAGCGTGGGATACAGCAGCAGTAGTTTTTGCAGCAAGAGGAGCAAAATATTGGAATACTCAAGCGGGAGAAATAATATTAGATAATGATGCAAGAGTATCATGGAATGCGAACAGCACAAAAAATCATTTAAAATTGTTTCCAAAATATAGTACAGGTTTTATGACAGAAATCATGGAATCTTTTATAAGAATGGAACCATAAAGGGAAAAAATGATAGACAAAAATTGGACAATAGTAGCTGGTGTATTTATACTAGCTATGTTCTTTTCTGCAGCAAATTGGATAAACCAAAGAATAGAGAACGATACGTATATCGAAGGAAAAACAACAAGCAAGGTAAAAGTAGAAGGACTCACACATTCATTAATAAGTGCACTAGTTGCAGTATTAATATTTGCAGGAGTAGCTAGATTCTATCCAGATTGGGGAGAATTACTTCATGGAACAATTGCAGTAGCAGGCGGTGCATTATTAGGAGAAACACTAATAAGATTCGCAAAAAGAAGAGTCGACAATGACAATATTATACGATAAGCAAACTTGGGAATTAATATTTCATATATTTATGTTTGGATTAATACTAAACACAATAACACAAAAACTATGGAACAATAGCAAAACAACAGTAACAGCAATAATTGGATTTCAAATTTTTATAATAATGTTACCAACTGCACCAATAGGAATAACATATATATATTTAATGTTATTAATGATGTATATGTACCTAAATGCAGTAAAAAAACCTAAGAAACTATGGTCAAAATATGAATACATAAATAGGGAAAAAGATAATGATTGTTAACTACATAAGCCTACATAAGGCATGGACGCCTAAAGAATGGCAAATATGCGGAACAATGGGAGTGCCAGTAAACTTGATACCTGAAACAACAGTAGATGATACTTTTAGAGTAATAGAGACTATAAACATGTCAGTGGCATTAAACAATGCAACATATGATGATGTAGAAAAAACATTAACTTTTGAAACAACAAAAGAATCAACACTTATGCAAATTCATTTATTTGTTCAATATCTTGGTTCACCTAAAACATATGAATTTTCGATATATGACAATGGAGAACCAACACTACTTGTAGTTAGCGACAAAGCAGTACCGGGGATAAGCGTAGCACCAATGCTGGAGTTTGCAGCAGGAATTCATGTATTAGATATAAGACAACGCTCATCAGATGGAGGTTCAACATTAACAATTAATCATGTTGGTCTATCCATACTAAGAATAGTATAAAAAAGAGGAAGAAAATGATACAATTAGAAAAAGATATAAAAAAAGTATTTACAGCAACAGCAGACATACTAATACAAAACACAACACCAGCAACAATAAAATACACAACAGACGACACAGAAGAAATTTGGTTCAATATGCCAAGAGACTCACTACCAATCCAAATACTAACAGGAGACGTAATATACTTTATGAGTGATAGAAAAACAGCACTAGCAGAAATGCCAATGCTATGAATCTAAAAAGTATAACGTTACATAAAAGACTTGGAACAGCAATAATATCATCTAAGCCATACGATATACTAAGAAAAATATTAGATTATATTCTACCAAGCATCATCTACAACATGGACGAGTACGCCACAGGTGACAGTAGTTTGCTTGGTGATGAACTTTTCAATGACCCTAGTTTTGATATAGGCATTGATGGATGGATAGCTAGACTATCAGGCGTATTAACACATGAAAATAATGCGTTAAAAATAAGTTCTACAGATGGGTATGGACAAGGATATTATATTCTTGGTGCGGAAATAGGTAAAACATACACCATAAAAGTAAATCCAATACAAGGTACAGATGCAGAGTTTATGGTTGACATAGGTACAAACTCTTCAAGTGGTGGTTACTATTCATCAGGGTTTATTTCAGATTTTAGTCCTATTGAAGCAACCTTTGTTGCAACGACAACTTCAATATATGTAAACTTATATACAAAAACTACCGATAAATATACTTATTTTGACTATACATCAGATAAAGAAGTTCTTAATCCAATCGGAACAAGAACACTTGTAAACATAGGTTCAGGCGAAAATGCACCAGTTTACGCTTGTCAAGGTATGGAGTTTACGAGTACGCAGTATGTTGATGTGGATTTGGATTATAGTTTAGGAGATGAACTCGTAACTAATGGTACTTTTGACACAAATACAGACGGGTGGACTGCAAACAGTAGTGTTTTAACCGTAGTAGATGGTCAAATGAATGTATCAGGTGGAAGTGCTAGTCAAGTTGCTACCGTAGAAGTAGATAAAACATATATCATAGCTGGTGAGAATTACAATAAAACACTTAGAGTTGGTACAGCTCTACAAAATGCTGATTATTGGAACAAGACTGGTTTTGGACTAGGTAATATAATTGCTAAGGCAACAACAACCCCTATGTACTTTACTTGTTATTGTGACTCTACTGATGGTCAGTTTGATAATTTGTCAACTAAAGAAATAACATTCACAACCCAATCCCTATGGATGTTCGACTACTCCAACAATGAATGGGAAGTTATCACAGACTTTGACGATATTAAGTACAGAATTGAACTAAGAACAATAGGACACTATTTTAAGCTTAACGCAACTCACACACAAGCAGACATTGACAAAGCTAACCTTAACCCCGAAGCGATATTAAACTATCACAAATTCGGTGATACGAGTGTTACATTTAGTTTTGGTGCAGATGATGTGGTTGACTATATGCAACCTGCAAAAGAAAGTGGTGCGTTTATTCAGAATTTGAGTGTGGATTTGGAAGATAGAACTCCAACATCTTTTATTGGCATGACAAATTCTGATGAAACAGCTAGTATTATTTCTTCTTCAGCAACTTCAGTTAGGGTTGATATTACTGTAGCTGGTACTACTTATACTAGACCTAAATTAGAGTTTAATATACCACAAGCAACACTTGGGAATGTAACAGTCATTATATTTGATACAGTTAGTTATTCAGGTGAATTTGCTTCTTATAATATGTACTCTATACCTTCAAACACAAAACTTACTTTAAATCCAGCTATAACATCAAGTGGTAAAACAATATATTTTGCTAAAGACCTGCCTTATACTGATGATAGGCTTGGGATGTATTTAGATGGTAGACTTGTAGGGGATACTGAATTTAAAAATATATCAATACACCAAGTCACAGCCGACCAAGCCATAAACTTCGCAGAAACCCAATTCACAAACGCAGACCTCTTAGATACGGGTGTACCTTTGACGATGTTCAAGAGAGATAGTTTAGGGCGTATTATTGCTAAAGCGGATGATAACACTTTGGAGTTTAATGGAGATGGGGGTTATGTTGATACAG